CCAAGACCAGCCTACGATTTGGCCCGTGAGGAGGTCAAGCATGAAGATCGAAGTAACATCCGACAGGGCACAAACCGTGGACGGTCTGGCTGTGTTCGCCAAAGGTGAGACACGGACGTTCACGAAGGAGGAGGTCGAGGCCTTCTTCGCCTACCGTGGAATTCCTCCGGGAGAGCACGAACTGCCCGGTCTCGAGTTCACGATGCTGACAGGAGGGGATGAGGAGTGACCAGTCCTGGCATTGGTGGTGGAGGCATCGTCGGCGTCGCTCTCGAGGCGACATCTGGCACGTTCGAAGCCGCAACGGTGTTCGCGCCAATCAACAACGAGTCGATCACGATGCAGGAGGAGACGCAGTTCCGTCGCCCGATCCGGCAGACAGTCGACATCGTCAATGCGGTCGCCGGCAACGAGCACCCGGCTGGCGACATCGAGATGGACGCTCGCGAGGACCTCGTGGCGTACTTCCTGCACGCAGCACGACTGGATGTGGTAAAGTCCGGCGCGGTGAACTTCACGTACACGTTCACCGGCAACGCCGATGCTGTGCCGGCGGAGACGCTCTCTATCACGATCGTGCGCAACGGCGAGGTGTTCGCCTACACCGGGTGTGTGGTGGCGGGCTACAAGTTCAGCATCGCCGAGGGCATCCTGATCTTCACGGTGTCCATCATCGGTCGCAGCGAAGCGACGCAGTCAGCTCCGACTCCGTCGTGGCCGACAACCACACCGTACGGCATGGGTACCTACGCAATCCAGGTGCCGACAGCCACACCGGTAACGGACACCGACTCGTTCGAGTTCACGGTCGACGATGGCGGCGAGCCGCAGTTCCGGTTGAAGAACACCGGACGCGGAGCGGACTTCATCAAGCTCGGAGAGCGTGCCACAACGCTGATGATGGCACGCGACTTCCTGACGCGAACTGACTACGACGCCTTCAAGGCAGTGACGGCTCAGAGCATCACCTTGATCGCGTCGAAGGGGGCCAACAACAGCATCACGATGCTGATCCCGGCCGCAATCAAGGAATCCTACGAAGTCGGTTTGTCTGGTCAAGGCGATCTGCTGCGGGCGCAGATTAACTACCAGGCAGTCCTCGACAGCGGTTCGCCTCAGAAGGCGTTCGAGATTGCCGTGAAGACGCAGGCCGACATCACACCGTAAGCTCGCTAAGGGTTACTTTTACCTGAGACGAGCTGTTAGACCAGATAGACTCGAGATAGACTGATGAACACCCTAAACCTCGTAGCTCTATGTATAGCTTGGACCTCTGTAGGTCTAACTCGAGTCTATCTGGTAGACATTGGTTGGCCCATTTGGTTTAGGTGGGTCTTGTTCCTGAGGGAGGAACGAAGAGTGCCAGTTGCAACCCTGGTCAAGAAGACCGAGAGGATCGACCTGACAAGTTGTCCGGGGGGATACGTCATCGTACGACGTATGACCTACGGCGAGAAGCTGTCTCGTGCGGAACTCTCCGGCAAGATGCGGATCCTGTCCAACAAGGTGGATAAGGACGCTGTCGGCGAGATCAACATGATGCAGAAGCAGGTTCAGCTTTGGGAGTTCGCCAACCTGATCCTGGAGCACAACCTCGAACACCAGCAGCACACCGAGCAGAGCGACTGCTATGCCGGCAAGTGCAGCTGTCCCATCCGGCCGCTCAACTTCAAGAACCAGCAGGACGTCGAGCTACTGGCGGCGCAGATCGGCGAGGAAATCTCGTCCCGGATGGACAAGCTGAACAACTTCGAGGAGGACGAGGAGGTAAAAAACTCACCTTCCGGCTCCGCGCCGGAATCGTCCTCCAACGTCCCATCGAGTACGATGCCCGAGAAGTCCTAAAGCTCGTTCGGGTGTGTGAGAAACTGGGCACACTGCCCGACTCTGGCGGACTTCTCGACCAAGATTCATATCTAATGCACTTGTTCCAAGCGGTGTTCGATGCGGATGCTGAAGCCCAGTCGATGGAGAACAACCGCATGAACGCCAAGCGTGCCGAGTTGGATGCGAAGTTGAAGGCAATGCGCAACCGGAGGTGAACCGTGTCGCTCAGCACACGCGAGCTGTACTTGGCTCTTCGCGTTCGTGACGAGGGAACACGTAACCTCCAGCGCTTCGCTCAGGAACTTGTCCGTACAGGTACTGCTGCACGTATTGCGGCACTGAAAGCTCGTGCCGACGCCGTACGCGAAGAGGCGGCCCTCAAGCGAACCGAGATCGCTGTCAAGCGGTTGGAAGTGGCTCGCTTGAGGGAAGCCGGCGCTTCCAAGGCTGTTCTTGCTGGACGTCAGTCTGCCATTGCTGCTCTACAGTCAGAGGCCACAGCCCTCGAAAGGCAGGCACAGGACTACGACCGGCAAGCTACACTCATCACGCGGAACACGCAACGCTTCTCGCACTTTACGAACACTCTAACACAGACAGGTGTCGCACTAGAGACTATCGGTGTCGCATTTGGCTTCGTGGGTGTTGCGGGATTCGCTACGATGAATAACCTGATCGACTCTGCCGTTGAGTACGAGCGGCAAGTTAGACTCACAGCAACCCAGATCGACCACTTCGACGGTAACCTGCGGCAGATTGCCGATGTTGGTAAGGACATCGCACGCAACTTCGCCATTCCGTTCATGTCGGTTCAGAGCGCGTTGTTCGACATCTTCTCGTCGATGGAAGTCGACGTTATGGGTGCCGAGCTTCTGTTGGAGGCGTTTGCTAAGGCAGCTGTTGCCGGTCAGACGGACATCCAGGCAGCTTCACGTGCCACTATCGGTATCATGAACGCGTTCACTATCCCTGTCGAGGAAGTGAACCGAGTTCTTGACTTGCAGTTCCAGCTAGTCCAGGAAGGTATTGGCTCGTACGAAGAGTGGACGGCACGCATCGGCAGCGTTTCGCCGTCGGCTGTTCGAGCAAGCCAGTCGCTGGAGCAGATGCTCGCGGCCCTCGCAGCATCGACCCGATTTGGTATTCCGGCAGCACAGTCGGCGACGGCTGTTGCACGTGCCTTTGACGCATTCTCAAACCCGACAGCTGTCGAGCGGATGGAAGAGCTCGGCATCGAAATCAGGAACGCAGATGGGTCACTTAGACCCTTCAACGAGGTTATTCGGCAGTTCCGTGATGTTCTGCGTGACATACCTGAGGCAGAGCGCGTCGAGACTATCCTCGATGTCTTCCGCGGTGCCGGTAGCACTATCCAGGCACGCAAGTTCCTGCAGACACTGCTTCTGACTGAATCTGGTCTTGAGACACTCGACCTGATGCTTTCGGAAATGACGGGCGACACAGGCGCGTTCGAGAACGCCTACGCAATGATGGCCGACACGACGGCTATGCGGTCACAAATCCTCGCCAACAAGTTCGCCATTGTAAAGGAATCTATTGGCGAGGCACTACTTCCGGCCTTCAACCGGTTGCTCAGCACCATCGAACGTGGGCTTGACTGGTTCGACAGGCTGCCGCAGAGCGTCAAAGACACGATTGCCCAGTTCCTGCTCTGGGGTTCAATCCTGGCAGTTGTGTTCGGTGTCATCCTCACTGGCATCGGTCTCATGGCTGTCTTTATTGCCTCGCTGGCAGCCACTTGGTCGGTTATGGCACCGATGGTCGCTATCGTTGGCGCCCTAGTCGCAGCCATCACCTTCTTGGTTACAAGCTTCGCCGTCGCTTGGCAAGTCAGCAGCACCTTCAGGCAAATCGTCAAGGACTTGTGGGAAGATGTCAAGTCGCTTGGTAGCATCGTCCTTAACACAGGACGTGACATTGCCAAGGCGTTCAAGGAGCACTTGCTCCCACCGCTCAAGAACCTGGCGAAGCTGTTCGAAGAGAAGGTCCTGCCGGCTTTCAACGAGTTCCGGAACGAAGTCTGGGACCGCATGAAGCCGAAGATCGAGGAAGCTGGTAGAATCCTCGTTAGCATCGCCAAGGAAGGCTTCCAGTTCATTGGCGACATCATCAACAACATCATCATCCCTGCCATCCGGGCACTTACTGAGTGGTGGGGGCGCAACAAGGAATCGATGATGCCCGTCATCGAGTTCCTGATTCAGTTTGGCAAGTGGGCAGCCATCGTTGCAGCGGTCATCACTGGTGTGTTGGCGATGGCGTTTATCGGACCACTTGTGCTTGGCATCATGGCAGTGGTTGCCGCGTTCGTTCTTCTTGTCGAGATCGTACAGGGCGTCATTTGGGTCTTCGGCAAGATCTGGGAAGGCATCCAGTTCCTGTACAACCAGGCACGTGACTTCTACGGCTGGATTCGCGAGCAGTTCACAGGTGCGATGACAGCCATCACGGTCTTCTTCACCGTGGACGTCCCAGCCTTCTTCCGTGGTGTTCCTGGGTGGCTGTACGACGTCGGTGAGGACTTCATCGGTGGCTTTATCCAGGGTATGAAGAGTAAGTTCACGAACGCCTTGGCAGAGATCAGCGACTTCGGTGAGAACGCAGTCGGCATGCTGAAGGACGTACTGGAAATTGGTTCACCAAGCCGTCGGATGATGGTACTTGGCTCACAGTCAGCAGAAGGCTACATCCTCGGCTACAAGAGGACGATGGCCGATGCGATGTTCGGCAACGACTCGTTCCTTGGCTTGCGGCCACAAGCAATGGTTCCTGTTGACCAAGGCCGTGTGGGGGGTGTGGAAGATGCTCGGAGCGCATTGACGGACACGAATCCCACCAAGGTCATCCACAACAACATTACCGTCAACACACAGGAACTTGACGCACGTGCGCAGGCTGAAATGCTGGGCTGGGAATTGGCTGGGAGGATGTAGTGTCGGTCACTGACGAGCTAGTCTTCAAGCTGGGTGACACTGGCACCGAGCTGAACACTGACGTGTCGCTGCCCTTCGTCGATATCCTTCGGGTGTACGGACTCGACTCAGCCCCAATTCGCGAAACCGAGCGCGACCACGAAGGTGTGGACGGCGGCTTCATGGATGCGGAGTTCGAGAAGGGCCGTCCAATGATGATGGACGGTGAAGCCTTCGCAACAGCGGCAACGCTGGAGGACTACCTCGACCAGCTGAAGTACGAATGGTCACCCAGCACCGTCGCAGTGCCATTCTACCTTAGGGCTCCTGGTCAGCAGGATCGTGTTATCTTCGTCAAGCCACGAGGCCTTCGATACGACTGGGCAGGGGATCGTCGTCGAGGCGTAGTCCGTGTACAGTTCGTCATGTACGCTGAAGACCCTCGCATCTACGATGCTGTCGAGCAGGACATCAATATCGCCTACGGTGGCGAAGCCGGCATCGGTTTTGCGTTCGACTTCGAGTTTGACTTGGATTTCGGTGGTGGCGCTGAACCTGCGGGGCAGTATATTGACAACGCCGGCAACAGACCCACACCAGCAATCCTCACCATCGCAGGACCCATCATCAACCCACTGATCGCGAACGATACGAACGGTGGACTGCTCAGCTTTGAAATCAACCTTGGTGCCTCAGATGTGTTGGTGATCGACCTCGCGGCTAAGACAGTATTACTAAACGGTACGACAAACCGTCGCGCCACTCTTGTTCAGCCGGACTGGTTCCTACTAGATCCGGGCTTGAACTTCATTCGATTCGGCGGCACCGATGGAACAGGTAGCCAGTTGACTGTTTCATATCGGAATGCGTGGAGGTAGCACATGACAGAAGTCAACCCTTGCGGGTTCCTACAGAATGCCGGTGCAACGCATACCGCTGAGCAGATGCGTAACTGGCACGCTCTTCTCGTCAATGGTAAGGGTGGTGCAACATCACTCCTGCCACGAGGTGGTGTAAACCCAGCTCTGGGTAATGCTTTGCAAGTCACACAGACCGGCTCACCCTCGATGGCTGTGATTGTCAAGTCGGGCCATGCAACGATTCCTGGCTCAGAAGGGTCGAAGCAGGGTGTATACAGCGTCCTCAACGATGGAGACGTCACCCTAAGCATCGCTGCGGCGCACGCAACTCTGAATCGGATCGACCTTGTCTGCTTCAAGGTCGAAGACTCGGCCTACTCGGGTGGCGCCAATACTAGTTCGCTGGTTGTTGTGTCGGGTACGCCGGCAAGCTCGCCTGCGGCACCTTCGGCTCCTGCCAACTCGATCACGTTGGCGCAGGTGTTAATCGTCGCCAACGACACGTCCATCACAACGGGCGAGATCACCGACACACGTATCTACATGTCAGCACTGGGCGGCTTGGTTTCGATCAAGGACTCGACTGAGCTTGCCACACTTACGGCCTTCGAGTCAATGATGGTCTACCAGCGCGACCTGGACAAGATCAAGGTTCACAACGGATCGGCGTGGGTTACACTCGAGACAGCGGGCAGCATCATTGCTCGTGCTCGTCGAACCACTACCAGCACGACAACGACAACCGAGGTTGGTGTCCTGCGCCTTGATGACATTCCTATCAAGGCTAACCGCACCTACCACATTATCACGTCCTCGTTGCAGGTCACGAGTAGTGGTGCTACTGATGGTCTGTCGGCGAACATGCGCTACACGACGGATGGATCAACGCCGACGACTTCCAGCACCATCCTGAATTACAGTCGAGACGGTCAGGATAACAGCACTACGGGTATGTCACAAGTGGTTAGCGTGTCTTACACACCTACAGTAGACGAGACGTTGAGCTTGCTTCTTAGCATTCAGCGAGTTTCAGGATCTGGCAACGCCCAGATCAGCGGTAGTGCCACGAACCCGATCGAGATCCTTGTCATCGACTTGGGTCCTGATGTGACTGACACGGGTGTGGATATCTGATGGTTGCCAAGTACAGGTACGTGTTTCTCACGCTACGCGACGAGCGAGTCATTCAGGAAATTGACTTGTACGGCGTGTATATGAGTCACAGCCTGAACGGTGCCGACAGTCAGTTCGACGGGACGTTCCAACTCGACCAAACAGGTAAGCGCAACGTTGACCTTATCGAGGCAACCCACCCAGGCCGTACCTTCGTTGTAGTGGAGCGTAACGGCATTCCTGTAGGCGCATGGATTATCTGGAGCCGTGTCTACTCAGCACAGTCCAAGACTCTACAGATGCATGGCATCTCGTTCGAATCCTACCCACGAAGGCAGCGAATCATTTCCAACACAGTATACACGGATATGGAGCAGGTACTCCTATTCAAAACACTGTGGACGGATATGATGATCGTTGCGGGACGTAACATCAACATCATTATACCTTCAGGACCTAGCACGCCTGTGACTAAGTCAGTGGAGGTCTATCCGTACGAAGTTAAGTACTACGGTGAAGTCATGTCCAGCATCTCGGACTCGTCCGATGGATTTGACTGGCGTATTGCTGTGGTTAAAGACGGTCAGTGGTATCGTAAGGACCTACTCATCGGCTATCCATATTTGGGTACGGGCGTTCATCCGGGTATGCCAACTTTCGACTACCCAGGTAATATCACGCAGTACTACATGACCGAGTCCATGGCGGACGCTGGCACCCATGTTCTAACAGTGGGTGCGGGCGAGGGCACGGACATGCTTGCAGCAGAGGTCGCACACACTGACCTCATCGCAGGTGGCTTCCCTCGATGGGACATCGACGTGGTGCGTAAGGACATCGACAACACAGCGCTCCTTGCCACTGTCGCAAACGCTCAAGGCATTATCCGTAGGCCACCGATGGTGACTGTCAAGGTCACCGTAAAGGGTGATCGTGTGCCTGAGATTGGTAGTTTCAGTCTCGGCGACACAGCACGCGTCACCATACAGGACGCCAGGAACCCGGAAGGGTTTGAGAAGGACATGCGTCTTGTGGCCTGGAAGGTGCGTCCTCCAACGAGCGAGCAGGTTGAGGAAGCTGACCTCATCTTCGAGGGAGACGAAATTGCCTAGATCAGACAGGCACCGTGGTGAATCACCTGACTTGGTAGGGCGCATCGCCGAACTCGAACGACGTCTGAAGACGCTCGAAACACAGCCACGTGCGAACAACACCTCTGTCGACAAGGGTGCTGTCCGAATAATCCACCCGGACGGCAATCCTGTAGCCATTCTGGGTAAGGAAGACATCGACGGCACAGACTATTGGGGCGTTACAATTCGCGACCCCGATGGTTCGCTGGCTGGCGTGTTCGGCAGCGATGACAGCGGCAACAGCCGACTGGAGTTCTATGACCAGGAAGGCAACCCTGTCTTCTCTGTGAATGATACGGACTTCGGCATCGTAAGGCCCATCATTCCTGCCTTCGTCGATCGCGAGTCCGAGTACATCGCACCACCCGTGACCACAACTTCGACCTCGTTCGTTGCACTGTGGCGGATCTCCTGTCACATTCAGGCAGTCAAGATGCGCATCGGTGTCCGTGTTCTGAATGACGCCGGTTGCTCGAGCGAGGTCAGGGTTTGGTCCCTAGCGACATCGGAGGTGGTTGCTGGTCCGACCGCAGTAGGAGTGGCTGCTAACACGACGATCACGTTTGAATGGGACGTGACAGGAACAGTTGTGCCTGGCGCATACGAGGACTTCACACAGTTCCTCGTCGAAGTCAGGAGAACGGCGGGAGCAGCTAGCATCCGAACACTGATCTACTTCGTTATCAACTACGGAGGTGGCTTGTGAGCAACACCATGATGTGGAGTGCCATCGTTGGCTTCATATCGTCCATTTTCATCATCCCGCTCCTGCAGCAGCCATTCTGGTCGAAGCAGGTCCGATCCGCTGTCACATTCCTGTACGCGGTCGTGGCGGGTGTCATCACAGCGATGGTCGAGGGCGGACTCGACTTCGCAAACCTGACGACGAGCATCCTCACCATCTTCTTCGCAGCGATCGGCACTTATGTCGGCTTGGCGAAGAACCTGGACATCACCAAGCAGATCGAGGTGAGTACCTCTGTTAAACCTCCTCCTGAGGTCTAACGCAAACCCCACACGGCCTTTGAGGTAAGTCAACTTCAAATAGGTTACTTTTCCCGTGTAACAGCCGAGCCGGTCATCAACTCCTCCCGCCGGAGTCCCTCTTGATGGCCGGCTCGGCCCATCTTCACGGTTGTAGAAATAGTCCGGCGCTGTCCTGGAAGACCACGAAGAACAGCCCGGCAAGGCACGAACAGACGGTGAACAACATTGCAAGGCCGAGGATCCAGCCGATGGCTCTGCCGATAAGGTAGTCGCGCCGCATACCTGAGGCTTCTTCCTCGTTGACGAGGGCCTCCATCTCTTCTGGGGTCATGACTTGTCCTTCAGGGGTGTGAACAGCCACTTCTGGTTCCGATCGAATGCCATGTACTTCAGTAGGTGTCGCATGGCATCGTTGGCGTGACGTTGTCCTGGTGCGTAGAGTCCCAGCTTCCGCATTTTAGTAGCGTCCCAGAACCCTTTCGCTTCAGCTGCGCCCTGCATCACTGTACTGTCGTACTCGCGCCATCCGACGAGTTTGCTGATGCCGACGTACTCAGCTGCGGTGAAGTCGATCCGGTCACGGAACTCGGCGTCGTCCTTCCGGAACTCGAACTTCTCGATGATCAGGGTGATGAACTCGATACCGGAGAAGTACCCACGCAGATCGCGGAGGATGATGTCCAGGTAGCTGTGGCCGTCCCGGCCGATCGAGTAGGTCATCGAGTCGAAGTGCTGACGTGATGCTGCAGGCCACGGGTGAAATGTGGCGATACCTAGTCCAGGACCAGGATCAACAGCTACGATGCCCGTGTCAAGTTTGGGAATCTGTAGCCGGTGTTGGAAGTGGTTGTTGATCGGAATTAGTGGGTCCCTCGGGATTGATGTCATGAAGTTCTCCTGTCATGGTTATGAGTGATGGTTGCCAACCCAACATGTTGGCAATGACGAGATCGACGTCGTCGACGCCAACCTGAATACCAGGCATTGCGCCGTGTCCGCTCCGTATTACCCCTGTCAAGTCGTCGACGCTCCAAACACACTTACGGATGTCGGCGATCGTCAGCTCAGCCCACGTACCGGGCTCAAAGCCTTCAGTGGCTTCGCGGACAAGTCCCGTCACGCGTACGACCTCCCGATGGGATGCGCACAGAATGACACGCGACCAGCCGGGGTACGGTGCAATTGAGTGACCCTCGAGGAGCCAGTCAACAATAGCGCTTGTCTTACCTCCTTGTCTACCAGTGACAATGACTTGCATTGTGTCACGCATCTTGGCTCCTTTCGCCGTGTGTGGTTTGCCTTGATGTGCGGAAGCACGTGTAACAACGTGAAACGTAGACGCGAGTTAGAATCGCAAGATCCCTAAGCTTACCTAAGCCGTTAGATCGTGAAGTCCTTTGGTCTATCTAGCGTTCTATCTGGTCTCTTCGATCGTCTCAGGTTAGTAGAGCTCTAACTACGTTTCGAGTAGTTCGCACGTGCGATGAACCAGGGCAGCCAACAGATACGCGATTTGCGCCCGGTCTGGATAGACCTCAAGGATGACGTCCTTGTGCGTGGCGATCAGGACCTCACGAGGTGCGTCGCTGTTGAGTCGTGCTTCTTGCGTTCTGGCGATTAGTTGATCCAGGACCTGTTTGATGACGTCGTCATCATCTAGGACGCCCATTGAGCTCCCTTTCTAGTTTCGCTTTCTCGGCATACAATTCGGCCAACCGAGCCTCGATTACGGCAAGGCGAGCACGAATGCTCGCCCGCCCACGTTCGAAGACTTCGATGTTGTCTGGGTCGAGGTTAGCACGATCACCATCCGCGAACCGTGTCATTTCACCAGGACCCAATGGCCGACCGAGCTTAGCCTCGGCGATAAGATGGTGCGTCAGTCTCCACCCTTCAGTGGTGCGCGTGTGGTGGTAGCCATTAGCATTGACCATCGTGTCGCCAGGCTTGCTAGTGCGACCTCTAGGCATATGGCGGTCTCCCAAGCTTTGTTCGGACGTACTGGCGCTGTCCGACGTAGTACTGCTCCTGACGTGGGTGAGCTGTACCCAGGCGGTGCAAACCTGGCGTACGTGTCTCAGTCAGATCAATCAGGAACACGACAAGGATGTTGAAGAGTGCCAGAACGAAGTTGACGAGGGCAATCAGCCAGGCGTTAAGGCTAACGCCGAGTACGATCATAGGTCACCCCACGTTGTGCCGATTGAGATGTCTACCGGGAACGGTACGTAGTCGGTGTACTTAGCGGCCTCGCTGACCATTGCTTGCCGCAGCAACTCCGACACCTGGTCAATACGAGATTCGGGACACTCCACGACAAGAGCGTCATGAATCGTAAGTCGGATCCATCCCATACCACGAAGCATAGGACGCAGATGTACCAGCGACCCGAGGCAAATGTCGGATGCAGTGGACTGTGGCAAAAAGGACAAGGCCTCGTTGAGCACGTCCTTCTTGTTCTCCTTGGTGATGAGCCAGAAGCGTCTCTTTCGTCCAAATGGGGTGACAAGGTCCTCACCGTCCAAGACTTGTTGGCGAACCATCTGTTGCCATCGCGATGTTGCCGGAATCAGATCTCGGAACTCCCGAAGTCTGCGTTCGGCTTCTGCGACAGGGATCTTGTACTCCATGGCGATAGAGAATGCCTCACGCCCATAGCTCAGTCCGTAGAAGTACGCCTTCGTTCTGATGCGTTCGACTTCCTTGCGCCAGTTACCTGGCCCGTAGAGTAGGTCGGACATGTCATCGAAGATGTCGATCTCCGGATCGCTGAGCACACGGCGCAAGTATTCGTCCTGTGCCATGGTTGCGATGATGCGTCCTTCGGCCTGCTTGTAGTCGGCCTGGATTAATACATGGCCTGGCTTCGCGACAGTAAACTGCCGTCGGATCTCCTTACTTCGCACGATATTTTGCAGATTCGGATTGCGACTAGCAAGCCGTCCGGATGTGCTTCCGTGCAGCATGTAAGTTGTATACACCCGACCGCGGTACAGCCGTTTTCTAATACCTTTGACATATGTACCGTAGAGTTTCTGTTCGCGTCTGTGCCGTAGCAGCCCAGACACGAAATCCTGGACCGGTCCGGGAGCCAACCGCGCCAGGAGGGGAGTGAGGTGATCCACGTCCGTAGATCCAACGTTAATTCCACACCTAGCCAGGAATCGTTTGATCTGTTGAGGGGATCGCGGATTGAGAAAGTCGACTTCTCCGTTGGTGGCAGCACTGACATACGTTCCGAGCTCCTGCTCTAGTTCCTCCAGCCTCTGGAGGTATTCGCCATCGAGCTTACGGCTGTACTCCTTGTCGATCTTGATGCCGTTCATCTCGAGGTACATAAGTTGGTTCGACGCAGCCACCATGTAGTCATGAACCCGTCTGAGGTCCTGAGCTTCGAGTTCAGGTTCAAACAGCTCGTACAAGTCCCAAGTACAAGCTACGTCGAAGGCGTTGTACCTGTAGAGGACCTCTCTTGGGATGTCGGCGTAGTTTCCGCCTTTAGGTATGAACTGGAAGATTTCGTCGTCGTACTTCGGAGCGCCGAGACGTTCCACTGCAAGGACTTTAAGCCCGTGCTGCCCCGGCCTTTCATCCAAGGCATAGGAGGCGAGCATGGTATCAAACCAGAGCTCCAACGGTCCGAGTGTCGGAAAAAGTCCCGCCAGATCGAACTTGCCGTTATGAGCAATGATTCGTGTTTGGCGTAGGAGTTGCCCGAGGTCATCCAGAACAGTCCTGTCGGCAAGTGCACCAGACCCAAGTACCACTGCCTTTCCTTTTGCGTAAGCGAGTCCCACGCATAGGAGATCGTACTCGTTTGGGTGGCCGAAACTAACGTCCTTGTCAATGCCGACCTCAATGTCCACGACAAGTCGATCCGCTGTACGGGCCAACTCTCCGATGGCTCGTCGCGCATCAGCAGGGTCGTCAAAGTATCGCCATGTCGGTGGAGTCCATACATCGACGTCTCTCCTCGTTAGCTTGCCGATGTCCGTGACGAGTGAGGGGAACGCGTCCGGAGTTCGAAGGCAATAGGCAGGGTGCCATGTTGCAACAACGCGTGCACCAGGAATTGTGGATAACCCCCGCGTTGCGGCCTTAGGGGGACCGACTCGGAGGTTGGTAATTGCCCTCGAATCCTCAACGAGAGCCGATGCCGCCGTCCCGCCAAGTGCAACGATATCACGGACTCCGACGAGTCCAAGTTCTCCCATGAGCCGCCCTCGACATGCAGTAATCGCACTCTTAGGAGGAGTCGCATTGTTCTGAGGGCGACACGAGACCACATTGGTATACGCCACCTGATGACGGGGATAACCATGGTGCTTAAGGACTCGGTCGAGGAGCTGGCCCGATGGGCCGGTGAACGGCCTGCCACGTACAGCCTCCTGGAAGCCTGGAGCCTCGCCTACGACGACGAGGCGTGGATTGTCAGGGATCTCGGATGGAACGTACTTCTCATCCGAGAGAGGACATTTGTCACAATCAGCCAACGGGTGCTTCTGCATCAAGCCACTCCAGCATGGTGTTGATGTTTGCCTGTAGCAGCGTGTAGTTCATGATGCGTGCCCAGCTCTCACTGAAGTAGGTGCTGGGCCGGTGGATGGGTGGGACGGACTTACGTGCTAGCGGAACGCCTGCGATGGCGTAGTTGAAAGGTAGTGACGTATCGACCGATCGCACGTACCTGGCGTACCGCGACACAGCTTGGATCTCGGCAGGCCAGACCGGGCTGGTACCGAGTAGGTGGATCTTGAACCGGTCAGGGAAGTTCTCCGTGATCCAGTCGGCGAGGTCGATGCGGATGGCTTTGTACTGCTGCGAGATCAGGAGCCGAGGCAGGCAAATGGTGTCGACGGACGATATCTCGGCCAGCTCAGTGATTGTGACCTTTGCCTCGTTGATGTTTTTCCCTTGCGCGACACCTGCGAAGGCCAGTGCGCCCTTGAATTCGATGGGGAGGTACTTCAACTCGTCGAAGAACTGCCTCGTGAGTTGCATGGTGTTGGGGCCGTCGTACAACACGTCAGGCAGTACAACCTCGTCCGCACCAAACAATAGGGCCTGTGTACACAGGCGCTTCGTCGTCGGAATCGGCATGTGCTCAGCTGCACCGTTGTCCATCATGATGAAGTCGCCGCGGTTCTTGGCAGCGTTGATTGTCTGGACGTAGGTTGGGTTCTGCGCGACGATCGGAAGCGCCATCTGCGCTGTCGTATCGAGAAGTCGTGCCTCCAACCCCTTGGGAGGAATCAGAGCAAGTTGCATGGTTACCCCTTCACTTGTGGGTTGAAGATGGTGCTAGCGCCCAGCATTTGTGGTCGGTCGGGAATACCGGCGCTGTCTTCGGCCGTAGCAACGACCTCCTGGAGTTTGATCTTGAGTATGACCAGCTTGATGAAGGTGAACCTGGCGTAGTTGGCCAAGTCGACCAATTCTGCCAAGGCTTCGTCGATCGTATCGACGGTCAAAAACTTCGCCGGACCGTACTTCTCTGCGCCAGCGTCGTGGCGCTCCTGCATCATCAGCTCGAAGGCTTCAGATGCCTCCTGGATGACCTCGATGAGTGTCGCACCCGACAACTCGGTGAGTTCTTCGCGTTGCGCCTCTCCTAGATCGGCCATTGTGCTGTCCTCCCTCCGAACCGCTCCTCGTTGCGCTGCCGCTTCTTCCAGTACTCCTCGAACACGTCGACGCCCAGCTCACCGAACAGGTTGGCGAGGTAGATCTGGATGTCCATGGCCTCTTCGATGACGGCCTCGACACCATCACTGAACGACACCGAGCCGCGGAGGATCTTCTTGACCTTGTTGGCCAGCTCGCCCGACTCGCCGTTCACGCACAGGGTGAGAAAGGACGTGATGCCTAACAGGTCTGTCTCGAAGCTCCTGGGGAACCAACGACGGCTGTCAACGATGCACTGCTTGACCAGCTCTTCCATGGTGGTTGGCTTCTGGTTAACCTTTCCCAACTTCAGGATCTCGGCGGCCATGATGGAGCAGGCCATGATGTACTTCGCGTCGCACGAGCACCGCCTGTCATGGGCAGGCTTGGCCAGTGAAATCATTTGGTCCTCGGTCAAACCGTTGCTCACGCTCTGCCTCCTTGTACGATCTGCAGGAACTCTGCCTTGGCCGTCCTGCTGTGGTCACCAAAGACGCCCCACATGCTTGAGGTCGTCGTCAACGCGCCGGGAAGCTGCACACCCCGGATGGTCATGCAGAGGTGCTCGGCCTCGACTTGGACTGCCACACCGAGAGGTTGAAGCCTGTCGGTGAGGAAGGAGGCGATCTGCTCGGTCATGCGTTCCTGCAACTGCAGTCGGCGGGCGAAGTGGCGCACTACTCGACCCAGCTTACTAAGTCCGCATATTGTCGTCCCGGGGATGTAGGCTACGTGTACCTTGCCCACAAATGGGACCACATGATGGTTGCACAAAGACACGAACGGAATGTTCGTCATGACGATCATCTCGTCCATGCTATCGTTCTTGAACTGCTTCCACTTGACGCACAGTTCAAGATGCTCGGGTGAGTCATCCTTACACTGTGTCAGTTCGTCAAGCATGCCCAGGAACCGCTTGGGCGTGTCGGCACCGTGCTCGTCGTGTTCCAAGCCGGCATAGTGCTGCAACGCCTCCCGAGCCCAATCGACTACCGGGTCAGGCCACTTAGTAATCTGCTGTACGGTGGGTGGGGGATTTTCTCCGCCGACGAAGGGGGCGGAGGAGGAGTAAGAGGACAAAGTTACACCCCTTGCGTGTCGGCTCCGAAGATGAACTTGTGGGTCTGCACGTTCAAGTGCCACCGCAGACCTGCTGCGAGGATCCAGCGCGCGACCTTCTCAGCGGTTAGCGCACCCCACACAGGGCCACACCAGATCTGCGGGCTTGGTCGACCGAGGACTTCGTACATCTGCCGAACTACTTGGTAGTTATCCATTGCGCGGTCGAAGTCTGCACGGTTCTTGATCGTGAACTTGATGGCGTCGTTCTCACCAAGTTTGCCGACGTTCGTCAGCAAGAAGTTGTCGTCAGGGAATTCACCTGAGCCTGGAAGCTTCCAGTCCAAGATGATGTTGTCGACCAAGTCCACGTTCGGCCACGCAAGTGAACCGTTCGTGAAGACTTCGATCGTACGGTCGCGAGCCTTGAGGGCCGACCACACTTCCAGCAGCTCGTCATGCCTCTGCAGGAAGGGTTCGCCGCCGGTGAAGCAGATGTTGTTGACACCGCCAGCACTACTGTCGGCGAGGATACGATCGATCAGGACTTGCGGATCCAGCACTTGCTGTGTCACAGTGAACAGCTTGGGATCGATGGCATGCTGTGTGTCGCATGCCCAGCCGGCGCACTTGAAGTTGCAGCCGGCAAAGCGGACGAACATGGTAGGCTTCCCGGTGTTGGGTCCTTCACCCTGGAAGCTGTCATACCTTTCGACGACGCGTAGCACGTTGCTCCTCTGCCCTTACGACTTGCACGTACAAGGTGGCGAACGATGTTGCGACAGTCTCCTCGGCCCGCTTACGGCGAAACTCATTGCCGTCCGTTTCTTCGAGGAGATTGTCTGGGACGAGTAGCGTGACGACCTTGCTTGCCCTCGCCCGAGGTGGTTTGATAATGATGCTGACGCGGAAGAAGCCTGCCGACATGTTAGTCGCCGTTGACAGGGAAGCACGCCATCGAAGTAGGCGTCTCCCAGATGTCAGCACGTGTCACCGTTCCAGGCAAGTTCAACTCCTTGAATCTGTTCGTGGCGTACTCGAAGCACCACAGGGCGAGATTCTCAGCGGTTGGCACGAACGGGACAACCGCGACCTTCCAGCCGTAGCGGTTTTCGTCGCCGCGCTCTCGATCGATCAGAACGGGTGGCACGCTGGGGTCATCGAACCCGTAGTAGTTGGCTTCGCCGAGCGAAACCAGATAGGGCCAGTCCATCTCGTAGGCGATCGAGGCGTGGTCGAACATGTCGTGAATCTCGGTCAGGATCTCCTTGATCCGTGTGAAGTCGAGAACCATACCGTTCTCAACGCCGTCGACCTGTACGTTTCCCTTGACGTGGAGCTCGAGCTTGTATGTGTGCCCGTGCGGGCTGAAGCACTTGCCTCCGTGATCCGGCACACGATGTCCGGCATCGAAGGTGATGTGCTTCTTAACACCAAATCTTGGCATTACGTTCCTCTCGCCGTGTGTGGTTTGTGTTGAAGAGCGGAGCTAGTTAAACAGAGACCGGCTCTTCGTCGACTTCCACCTCAACGATGCGAACAACGTCCGAGTAGATCCGGAACGCTGAGTTGCCCTTGTCGTTGAAGATCGTGACGAATTCCCCTGTCACCTCCCATGTGTCGCCATCACGTAGTGTGACGATGATCACGTCGCCAGCAGACTTGCGACGTCCGATCAGCTTCCTAGGCATCCTTCACCGCCGTCTTCCAGAACTCGGTGTCTTGGTATCGAGTGTAGTCTATGAAGTCCCGGTCACGCTCTTCGTGCCGCTTGATGGCCTCGTCGATGGCCTCGAGACGCTCGACACACGTACCGCATCGTCCACAGTGGATCTCGCCGCCCTTGTAGCAGCTCCACGTCTCGAACAGTGGTAAGTTCAATTCGAGTGCCCGATAGGCGATGTCCGCCTTCGTCCAGTTGAGGAATGGAGCGTTGATGAGACCATACGGCATAGCACCCCATTCCGGCTCTTTGACCTCCTCGTAGGGGCCGAAGCCGAGGTTGCCGAGTTCAGCCACACGATTCATGTGACTGATGAAGTTCGGACGGCAGTCCGGGTAGATGAAGTGGTCACCACCGTGGACGCCGATGCCGATCTCCTGGTAGTTGTTGCTGACGGCGACACCGATCGCGATTGACAGCATGATCATGTTGCGATTCGGTACGACCGTGGCCTTCATGGTCTCTTCGGCGTAGTGTCCGTCCGGAACTTCGATTGCACGGTGCCTTGCCGGGATCTCTGGGTGGCTTGTCTTGTCTTGCGACGTGAGTGCCGAGTTGCTGATCAGCTGCGTGATGCCCGACAGATCGATTCGGTTCCACTTCAAGTCGAGACGCTCTGCGAGGTTCGCCGCGTACTCGAGTTCCTTCACGTGTCGCTGACCGTAGTCGAACGACAACAGGTGCGGTCGCAGTCCGTTGTCGACCATGTGGTAGACCAGAGTTGAGCTGTCGAGACCGCCACTGCAAATGGCAACGCTATCGTACTTAGTCATTTCCCAACCTTTCTGTCGTCCTTAGCCGGTGCTAGCGGCATGAATGTTGTAGTCCCACCTAGTCTTGACATAGCAATCAGTCCGCGCTGGATGAGTGTATCGAAGATGGCATCGGCCTGTCTTGCTGTCAGGTGGTAGCTGCGCATGAGTTGTGACCTAGACACACCAGGACCGCGTACGATGGATCCAAGTACTCTGTCCAGATCACGTTCGACAGCTGACTTGCCCACACCATTGATGACCTCGATTGCGTACGTTCGCCATTGAACGGTGAATCGAATCGCGTCGACGATGTCCTCTTCAGTAACACAAACCCTTTCGTCTCGTTGACGTGAGGCTGCTATGAGTAGTGCAGCCTTCAACGTTGACTTGGACAAACGATCGAACACAGGTGTCATGAGGTCTGGCCTTTCGGAATCAAGGCCGGCGACCAGCATGTCTGACTCTAACTTGTTGTACCTTGCCCAAGCAGCTGGGGAAAGCTCTGCCTGGGTCTTCTTGGTTGTGTTTCGCGTTCCGTCGATCACGTGGTAATGAGCCACCATACTTGACAGCTCTGCTAGAAGACCGTCACGTCTAGACGTGTCAGCCAGCATTGGCGGCCCGAGTGGTCGAACACGTGCAGCGTCAGACTCAGCCGTGATGAATACGAATCGTGGCATGAAGCCTGACGAGATATGTTCCGTTGTCAGAAGTGCTTGAACGCGGTTCCTGATGCCTCCTGCAAAGATGAGTAGTACCGGTTCACGTACCTCGACAGTTTCTTTCCGTAGGATTCTCTTCTGAATCTTCCCGTCATACAGCTTGGTCAGCATCTCTGCCATACCAGCGTAGTAGTCACGCTTCGTCATCATCTCCAGTAGTCCGCTGAATTCGTCACGGAGGAAGACTGACGGTTGACCTGGACGGGTAGATAGTGCTTGCATCATCCCTTCAAGTGATCCGTCGGTTGCCAAGAGGACATCATCGTCGATGTCGTTGACCAAGTCCATAGCGATGTCCATTGCCGTGGACTTCCGAGTGAGTGTTGTGTCGGCAAGAATCATGAACCACAGGTTAGGTACCATCGTTCCGAATGATGTCGGAAGACGTACGTGCCCTGACAGGATGGAGCTAAGTGCGATGAACGCTCCAGCCGTATGGTACTGCGGAGCGGCATCACCTAGGTCACTTGCCCACCTGATGTACCGCTCGATGAACGTTTCACCGGGCGAACTGTTTTGCTCGTCCGGCGTAAGGAGTTCGACTTGAGGTGCTGCTGGAATGATTACCGCACCTGCGTTCTGCTGAACTCGAACGTAGGCACGACATACGTCTCGCCAGAGGTAGTCGATTGGTCGACCGTCTCGACGATACTTGTTGCAGGCAGACTGGTTTGCGATGTGCAAAACCTCTGGCATCTCCATGCCTGCTTCGAAGCATAGGATCATAAGGCGCCAGAGTTTCTCGCTCCAGGTTCCCTGCGGTTCTGTCTCGAACAAGCTGAACACAAGTGGACTGATTGTCCGCCTGTACCGTTGAATGATCTCCAACGGGTCTTCTGTCGGTATGACTGACGGAAGGGGTAGTTCAAGGAATTCGACTCGTTTAACGTCGGGATACTTTTCAAAGTCGGCGAGTCGATACTTGATCGTCGTACCAGTTACGATTCGAACGATTGCCGGGTTACCTGAGAGGTCGTCAACGTGTTTGAAGTTACCAGTTCTCGGGACACGGAGAAACTGTGTGAGGTCCCACCCACTTCGATCAGCACCATCGCCTGCGTGATAGTAGGCTATGCGACGCGATAGCGCTTCCGCTTCTAACGGATCGAGGTTGGGATCTAGTCGCCAGATGGCCTGAAATCGTCCTGGAGATGTCTCCCAGGCAATCGAAGGTGGTACCAGCAACTTGATGGGCGTACAATCATCAAGGTCAGCCCAAGCGTTAGGACAACTGACAACTGCGCCCTTATGAAGGTTTTGTTCATTTAGGAGTTGTGGACAGAAGTACAAGTCTGCCACAGTGATGTTCGTTTCGATCAGGTCGAGTGCTGAATTAAGCTCGCCTGGGTAATTGAAGTACCTGCGGTACAACTTCCGTTTTGTGCCAGGTAGAGGGACGGGGGATACACCTATGCAGATGATGCCTTCTCCTGCTCCAAAGACGCCACGGAAGAAGACCTCTCGGTCGCGGCGAGCTTCTGGCGTACCACAACTCGAAAGGTCCACATGTTCCCCTCTCTTTTGGGTACAAGGTACCGCCCAAGAGTCGTTCCCCTACCACGTTCCAACTCTTGGGCGGTACGTCTTCTTGTGTTACGGCAGGATGCTGGCGCCGGCCCGCTTGGTCGGTG